TTATTGCTGGTTTTTGTTCTGTTTAAGCTTTTGAATTTGCTTATCAAGATTATCTGCATCAAGTGTTAACTGAGAATATTGTCTTATATCACCGTTTCTTTGTGCATTCATCGCTTGCTCGAGTATAAGTTCTAGCTGTTTCTCGAGTTTTTTAACAGGATCAGGTTTTAAAAAAGAAAACATGGAATTATCTCCTAGAGACGGCGAGCAGAGTGCCAGTAGTTGTCGAGGCGTTCTATAAATTCATCATAGTGAGCAAAACTAAAGTGGGCCATCTCGCTGTATTTAGGGGCAGGGGATGTACCATTTGAAAACCAAGCGGCGTGCATGTTGGCGTTTAACGCTGCCTCCAAATCATAGCGAAAATCACCCACATAGATGCAGTCTTGTGGCTTAATCTGCCAATCGTTTGCAATGCTGAGTAAGGCATCTGGTGCAGGCTTCGGCGGTGCGTCCTCTCGAGTGATGACTTTATCGACCTTTATACCTGTTCGTTGCAGTTTGATTTGTGTTGCTTGATTTGAATTTCGTGTGACGATTGCCAACTTGATACTGTTACTAGCAAGTTCAGCTAGGACTTGTTCTACGCCTTGGATAATCGTAGCTGACTCTGCGTCTCGCATTTCGTGACCGTAGATTATCTTTTCGGCCTCTAAACGTGCTGGCAGAGGTAAGTTTTGGGTAAATTTAAGGATGTCATTTCCCGGCGGACAGCCAATTTGCTCACGAATTGTAGCGAAATCTAGGTTTGAGCTAACTAAGGTGTCATCTAGGTCAAATATTAAAGATTTAGGTTTCAATAGTTTGCTCTCTATTATCGTGGTCAGTGTTTCAAGGATGCGAGATTAAGTTAGCATCGTACACTTATACGCAAAAGCGTGCTTTTAGATCAGAACATGCGATCATGCGTTGGTTGATTGCGATGTGCTATTTGCAATGAGCCTTTTAAACTAAGAGCAAGCTAATGTTATGGCAAAACCAATCACCTGCTTACGCTTGCCAAAGTTTGTATTTAAAGCAATGTTGTCGAAATAGATGCAGTATAAAAATGTATAAAGGTCATGAGAGCAGCGACTGAATGGTCAGTGTAACGGGAGAGCCGTCAGTGATACCGTTGGACTGCTGTTATCAACTTTTTACAAGACAAGTAAGGTATTGATTCGCAGATTAAATATGAAAATAATTAATCAGGACTGTTTTGTGGATATCTAGCAAAAGAGACAAACCAATCGAAATGTAGAGAGAAATGCTGGTATTCATAGAGAATGGTACAACCGAGTGGATTCGAACCACCGACCCCCACCATGTCAAGTTTGGGTATGTTGCGCCTAATAGTTAACAAGTTGAAAAGCCTGCTAAATGCTCCACCCTGTAACTGAGTGCCATTATAGGTGGTGCCGTTTGGCAAGTCAACAACACCGAATAGGTGCCATAAAACAAGGCAATAGCCAGTTGTTTAATCGCTCAGTTTTTAGCCTTCCCATGCCTGTCAGTGTATCCCAAATCAACCTCTGCCATCTTCCTTACAAACTGTGCTGCTAACAGTGCCTCAAACGTCCCCAGTTGCCTTTGTTTCCCACCAACACCTATCACTGCCCTGAACTTGTTTTCGTCCCCTCTGGCTTCATACACGCCCACTCCATACACGCTGCTATTACACTTCTTACCTGTATTCCTGTTATTGGTGATAGAAGTACCTACACGTAGATTATCCCACCTATCATCTCTGCTATTCCCATTAATATGATCCACTATCTCCACTGGATACAAGGGAAGGGCACCAGTCATGTAAAGCACTGCTAAATGGGAAGTGTTATAAGCTTTCTTGTTTATGTAGATACGCCCGTACTTTCCATTCCCTCCAACTACCACTCCTTTATTGTTCACAAACACACCTGTATCTGGATGATATTGGTAAAGACTTTTTAAATGCGATTGAGTAATCATCACCATCATTCCCTCTTGAAATATCCAATCATATACCCAGTAACACAGGGCATGTAATTAGGAACTATTAAAGAAATAGATAAATAATTTCAATTTTTCTGTCACATTTCTGTCTTCCTATCGAGTTTATATACTTATATAAACGCCCACACAGACACGGGCACGTACACACATCTGGACGGTGAACCAGCGACAGCCCACGATTGGCACTTCACTACCTCGCTTCCTCTTTGACTTGCGCTGATGCTACCTTTAGCACCACACCGTTGGAGACCCGCTGAACCCTCTGCTTACTGGAGCAGGGCTACTAGGCGGCATCCTCTGTATCGGCTGTTGACCTAATAACCGCTATAACAGCGCTCTGAATGGGGACACGGGGACAACACCACCACTTATCGCTTATCGACTGCCAGCAATATGCCAGTTACATACGCCAGTGGAGTTTATTCGCGAGTAAGTGGTTGATAATAAATGAAAACAAAAATAAATTAAAAATAAGTTGAAAAATACTTGAAAAAGTGCTTGACAATCCCCATATCTCTTGGTATGATAGGCACAATAAATGATACGCGAAAGGTTGGCATCCAGTTTAATAATTGGAGGGTCGGCGTTTTCGTGTTTGTGTTTTGGAATTTTTAACTAACTAATAGCCGAAAGGCAAGGAGAATATTTATGGAAACTTTATCACTACAGCAAGACTACTTAACAGTTCACGAATACATGGAACTAACTCCATGTGAGATTGAGAAAACAATGTGGGTAGAACACTGTGCGAACAGCAGACGTCCATCTGATGTAGTCAGACGTTACTTAGAACGAGACGGTGGAGCAGTTGTGTACGACCACGTAACACCTGTCTTCGGTGCTGATTGGTTGAGTGAGAACTTAGTCCCGTGTTTGTGGGAACAACGGGTACAACAAGAGCAGTAATACAAACAAGAGTAGTAATACAGACAAGCGCCTTGTAGATGTGGCTAAAGGAAAAGCCAAAGGTGCTAACAATTAAGGAAAGTCCTAAGGGACAAGGAGAATATAATGAATGCAATAAAACTAATTAACACTTTCGCTAAACAGATCAAAGCGGTGATGGATATTGATGTGTCAGGAGTGAGCGTCTACCAAGTTTCACGTGACGAAAGCGGAGACGGTGTTGAACAACATTTCACAACCTTCGAGTGGCAAACAATTGAAATAGGGACTGGTGATTGGTCTTCTTTAGAAATTGAAGCTAATCACGAAGATGTGAATAACCCTCGCAAAGCTTGGAGAATAATCAAAACTGCTTTGTTGTTGGAAGCTGCTCGTGAAGCTAATGAAGCTGAATATAAAGAGGCAAAACAAGCAGCTGAAGCGTATTTACGCCCAGTAGTTGAGTATTACAGCGGTGAAGTCAATGAAATACGCGATACCTATTATGCACCTACTTCACCTTTTAGTTACGAGTATGCTGGGACAGAAGAACAAAGAGAAAACATCACAACCCAGTACAGCAGAAGCACTAATGCTTGGGCAGAGGTGTCATCCTTCTTCCTTAATCGAGGATTAGGTAGCGCTGATGGATGGATTGAAGCAGGCAGGGTGTCATCAGATGAGATGTTAAGAATGGCACAAGAAGCTTACCCAGATGTTGAGCAACGCTTTGTAGAAGGCGGTGATGATAGTTCCACAGTTACTTTGTTTACAGATCCATCGGAAGATGAACTAATTGAACTGACGCAGGAAGAATGTGAGGAAATGGCTACCACCTTGGAATATATGACTGATGAATCCAACAAGGTGAGGTTCTTTTTAAGATTGAAAAGTCAGCTAACCACTTTGTTTGATATTGGCGCAATGAAGAAAGACACCAATGGCGTATATCACGGAGCCAATAATGAGTGGAAGTTCAGAATGGAAATCAACGACAACAGTGTGTGGTTCTCTTATCTGCCAGTTGATGGAGGTAACTCAATAACGTTCCCTCAAACCTTCCCACTGGTTGGGTTTGACACGGACGCTGAACAAGCACAGGCATAGACATTAACAGCAGGTTAAAACGACATAGGCAATAGAGGAGCCACCTGCCATTTACATAACACAGGAGGTGTATGGAATGGCTTTTATGGAACGCATAGAAACTTCCAACAGAAATTATCTGGGATATTGCTCAGAACATGTGATTGAGGAAATTGAAATGTCTCCTCTCGCATTTAGATTATGGGTGCTGCTTATACACAGGTATCGGAAGTACAAGCACGTTGGCGATAGTTGGTTACATTGCTATAGCTGTTTTGATTGTTGGCTATTGGAGCGATCTAAAACCAAGTGTAGAAAGGCACTGCTCAAAGCAAAGAAAGAACTGAGAAGTTTAGGGCTTCTATTTTACGAGGCATGTTACGGAAACCAAGGCAACTGGTACGTGCCTCTAGACCCTGCTGATAGGGACTACAAGCGCACAGTGGCAGCTATTAACAGCTACAGCAAGACTAAACAAATTAAGCATATTCAATGGAATGAGGGCAACAATAATGAGAGCAACGAACAACTACAAGACAACGGAAGTGATAACACAACTGGACGAGAGCCAGACACCAGTGGGGCTGATATTCCACATGACACAGCGACAAGTGGAGAAGTGGAACAACAAGATACCAACTCATATGCTGGGCGAGAACATGACGCTGAACATTCTGACAGTGGAGAGGTTCGAGAAGATAGCGAGCCAAATGAGACAAGAGCTAGATTGCTAAGCTGGCTACACGAGAGAGACTATCTCTATGAAGTCAGTCCTAATGGCAATGTACTGATAAGTCATTTAGATGTTGGCTATGAATGGTTGAGCAAGGCTAATGATCAAGTCGAGCGCGAGGGAGGTGGGTTTATCATCAAGCGCAAAGTGTTTGGAGGAGTGCCATAGGCGCAATGTCAACGCTAATAGGTCTGAATGGCTGCTGACGGGGTTTATGTTGTTTCTTGGTGTGAATGTATCAAGAATGGATAAAACCCCGCTACGGGCGTCTGAGGCGCTCCTAGGGCTATCTACATTTATCAAGGAGGAATTATTATGAACTACTCATTACAACAAATACAAGAGGCATTACCTGCCATCTTAAAAGATATTAATCTACAACTTGGCTTACCTACCAACAGTAACTTATTGAACCTAACTATCAATGACGCATCAGGTGATTGGCTACCAATTGAAGGGGCGAGCAAGTATGAGCAACACGCTGAAACTAGAGCTGTTAGGAATGCTAAAACCTATCGCATCTTGGCAACTACTAAAAGTGGATACGTCAACATTGTCACTGACCAAGGCGAGAGGGTGATGTATCGAGCCAAGCCATAAACAGGGATATGCCGCCTCTTATTTGAAAAGTGCTACCTACCTACCTGCTTTTGTTAAAATGGCGTATAGGGCGTCTCAGGTGGCTTATTTAACAAAAAGACTGGTTATTTTGTCACACTTTCGTCTAAACAAAGAGTTTAATAGGTATAGAAACAAAATGGGAGACTGGTTATTTTATCACACCTCCCATCCACACATTCTCTTGTTTATACATTCCTTATAGACATATCCAAACAGCAGGGTGTGCTCAGTATGAGCGCCTCCCATTCACCTGTGAGCGCATACAGGGCTGGTAGTTGCGTGAAGCCCTCGTTTTCCTTAGCGGGGCACCCTATTCGCTCTTCTTGTAAGGGCACCCCATTCTTATTCGCTCGTCTCACGGGCGTCAACACATTACATCCACTATTTGAGGACTAACATTATGAGCATATTAACAACACTAAGGGGCAACCCTAAACGAGGCGTGACAATTCCACGCTTTGTATTAAGAGAGCGCGATTTACAATTCACTGAGAAGGCAGTGTTCTCCATCATCATTAACCAGATTGAATGGCACGAAGTCAACAGAGGCTATTACATCCCATGTATTGAGTACATTTCAAAGAAGCTGGGTCTTGGTTATTCCAACGTCTCTAAAATCATCTCGTATTTAGAACAGGAAGAATGGCTAGATAAAGGTGAGATGATCGGGAGCTATACATACGGAAGTAAGACACTTGGTGTGTACGAAGCATTGAAAGAACAAGAACTAACTCAGCCTTGGAGAGCTGAACAAGTCAAATAGCTCGCAAGTGAGCGTCATTATTTAAAAACACAACAACTAAGCAATGCCAAAAGGAAACCACAAAATGTAGTGATTGCTTCAACTATGGAGTACATCAATATGTCAAAACCAATCAAATCATTATCAACCATTTCAAAGAAAGAACTTCAAACAATCTGCGGCTTTACATTCGATGAAGCCAAAGCGATGCACAAGTATCGAACTAAGGTTCCTGTTATCACTGATGCTGAAATCCACGAGGCTTCTGTTGATGCTCGTACACTTCACGAACAACTCGGAGTTAAGACGCAGTTCAGTATTTGGATTGATCGTAAAATCAAAGACAATAAATTCACCAAGGGTCTTGATTACGAGCCACTAATCAAAATTGATTACTCGCCACAAAAGGGTGGTTCTCCAAAGGTTGATTACTTACTCACAGTTGATGCGGCAAAGGTGCTTGGTCTTCAAGAGAAGAATGAAATCGGGGCAGTTATCAGACGATATTTCTTGCTATGCGAGAAAGCTCTTAAAAGTCTTTACATGTACAACCCCTCTCGCATCTTAACTGTTAAGAATAAAGACCGATTGAACGAAGTGTACAACACACATTTCAACAAAATGGCTCCTGAGATCTTCTTCTCAATTACTAACGCAGTGGTCAGCAAGACATCAACAGGTGTTAAGCCTTACAGATGGAAACAAGCTGGACTACCGACACCTGCCAACTATTTAGAAGGCAAAGACTTGTCATTCTACTTAACAGTTCAAGACACCTACTTACGATGGTTGGAGAAAGGTAAGTCACTAAGTGAAGCACAGGAGTTAATTGAAGAGCTTTACGAAGGCGAAGGTGAAGGTATTTTCGATAAATACGTTAACCAGTAACAGATACCAGCTGTGGACTACAAGAAGCAGCTACTTAAACAAATGATGACCGAGATTTCGGTCATGAACAAAATCAACAAGTTAAACACACTTTACTACCAACTGCAAAATTTATATTAAGAGATGATGCGAGCGCGCATCATGAACAAAATAAGGAGAAACAACAATATGTTTAAACAACTAACAGAGCTTTCAAAAACAGATCTTCAATATTTGGAAACTGTACTACACCAAGGAACAGAGGTTGTAAATCTCTACAAAGAGAAATTACCAATCCTTGCAGGCATTGATAGCGATGTATTACACGTTGATGCTAGATCATTGCACAAGCAATTAGAAACTGAAAAAGGCTTCAAGGAATGGGTAGATGGCTTATGCGATTTTGTGACTTTCGAGAAATACACCACAGACCGATTAGAAGATGAATACGTGTTATGTGTTGATAGCGCTAAACAAGTATCAATGTTAGAGGACAGTGTAGTAGGGGACATTGTAAGGACGTTTTACTTACTGAACGAGAAATATCTTAATTATAGCTACGAGAAGCTAGCTGCAAAAAGACAAGCCGAACCAAGTCACTTGTTTATCCGTGCAGTCTCTAAAGGGATGAGTGAAGAAGATGCTCGTAAATTGGTTGTAGAGGTCTTACCACAAGAAGGTGCAGCCTTTTTAGCCACATTATAAGAATAAAGAACAACAAGCTGTGGACTACAAGAAGCAGCTACTTAAACAAATAAGGAACACATTATGAGAATACAACTTGAAGGCTGGTATGAAGAAACACTCAAAGATCTAGCCACTGAACATAACACATCAGTCACAGCACTGATTAAGCAATTTATCACTGATGCTCGTAGCAGCACTAAGGAGAGCACTAACAATGACAAGGAAGTTAATCACTAATCAATTCGAAATAACCAAGCTAATACAAGGCACGGATGCTGAAGAATTAGGTGTAACTGGTACAGAGAAAGCAATCTTAATACAGATAACATTCTATCTGGGCAATCAACATGAAGAATATCCTAACCAATGGATTTGTTACCCAAGTGTTCAGACAATAGCTAAAAGTTCTGGTTTTGGTTTATCCACTGTAAAGAAGGTTACAACTTCACTGGAAAAGAAAGGCTTCTTCACCAAAGTAAGGCGCTTCGATAACAGCAACGTTTATGTGTGGAATTATCTATCAACTAAACCAACTGTAAGCAAGCCAGCTCAGAAACAAGAGCCTTTACATCCCCAATCACCAAAAGCTGCCTACGGTAGCGTGAGTTATGAACACAGCAAGCCCTTCTAATGGGCGCTAGTTTAGATCAGAAACTTTCCATTGCAGATGAAGCTCAATAGAGTGGATGTACTTTCTTTCTTATTTACAGCGTGCCCTTAGATAGTGTGTTAAGTGGTTTGTTAAATAGTATGTTAGTGTCTACGTCGTAGACTAGGGTGGTCTACCTAATAGACTAGGGTGGTCTACCTAATAGACTAGGGTGGTCTACCACGTAGACTAGGTAGTCTAGTATGTAGGTCATTTTGACCCCAATGAATTTCCAAGGAGGGAATATGAAACAACCAATAACTCGTATAACGAGCGCAATGAAACAATACTCGTACAGACCCCCGATCAAGAAGAAGCCATCAAGTATGGAACTACGCTACAACGAATTAGTTGAAGCTGGCTTAGATGAAGCAAACATTAAAAGAATGATGATCGGAATGTTTGGCGATAGAGGTGTTGATTTCTTAGACAACCTAAGACAAGAACAAGAGCAGCAAAGCTGCGAAGAATAGAACATGGACGTGTAAGTTGATACTACTCCAATAGGTTGCTTACATATCCATCAGAAGCTTGATTAGTGACGGCTAACGAGCTTCGCCTCATTCGAGGGCTTGCTCTAATCTGGCAGGGCTTGCCCTCACCCTAATTGGCTCTTTGTGTGCCTCTCGCGTGTTTTTGTAATTGTATACATCTTCTAATCTGCACACTTTGAGCCATACCTTTTTTTAGAGGACTTGCTATAAACTTATCCAACTAGGCAGGACAAGTCCTCTTTTTTAGACGTTTTCTAAGAAGCCATAGCCACTCCACTCTGCAAATAAAGTGACAACCTAATAACCCTGTGTGCTTCAGGGCAGGTTGAAATTGGTGGAGAAAACGACTTAAAAACCTCATTTAGATGTTTCACTAAAAGCCCATTTTAAGACCCTCCACTACGTCCCATGTAGGGTAGGCTGTCTCGGGTTCGTAAAACGTCTCCTACGCCCTCTCAGGCGCTCTCAGTGCTATACTGCTATTTACAGATAAGGAAACCTAATATGAAACACATGATTAAACACACTGCTACTGAATACGCAGCATTAGATGACAAGACAAAGGATGTTCTTGCCTCACTTGATGGCAATTACAAGAAAGCATTACAAGTACACAAATTAATTAAAGGACTGGAGAGTGAATTTGGTGTTCTGTTCAACACAGAAGATCACTCTTGGGAACATGCTCCAGCAGTCCATTCATTAGACAACACAACCTTCAAGGAGCCTTAATGGATAATTTCAAACAACCAGTGAGCTTCTTTAGTGCAATGGCACCAGCTCTTATAGGCTCAGCTTCCCTCTATGCCTTTTTCTTTTACATAGGCTACCAACGAGGTTTGCCTCTTACAGAGATGGCAGCTATGGGGCTTGGTGTATGTGTGTTTTACACCTACCTACTAACCAAACTACGAAAAGCTCATTATGAGTTTTACCAACTACTTACTAACAAGGAGACCAAGTAATGAGTACATACAACGTAACAGTAAGAGACATCGATCCTACAGATGGCACTCATACAGACACAGTTCACGAATTAACGTTCACCAACATTGAAGAGCGAGGACAGCTAACAGTGTTTATGGATGAAACAGACTTAGATGATGTAAAGCTAGCGGCAGCATTTACCTCTTACAACATCCAATCTATCGTTGAAAAACCACAAGCTTAAGGAGAAACAACAACATGTTTAATCAACAAGAACAAACCAAAGAACAGCAACTTGAGCAACAAGTAGCAGCACTGAAGATTGAAATCTACGATGCTAACAAAGCTCTTCAATCAGTTAACGAAACAGTGCAGCAAATTGGCAGCATGGTGAAAGAGTTCACTGGCACAGACGAGGAAACACTACAGGGCATTATGGACAGCCTATTAGCAGGTAGCTTTGTAGCTCCTGAAGCCGCTGAGGACGCCTCAGAACTATTAGAAACAGAATAAGGAGAAACAATTATGGAAAATTTATATTACGGATTAATGGTATTCATGATCATCTTTGGTGGTCTATTTTTCTTAGGAAAAACAGCTTTCAAGATTGGTCTTAAGTTTGCTTTCATCAAGGACGATGTTAAAGCCGTTGAAGATTTACTCAAGAAGCGTTACGAAGAAGAGCGAGGCATTAGCAAAGGGGACTGTTGTGATCGGTAAATCGTTCATAGTTTTATTATTTCTTTCAATATTCACCTACCCAATAATGCACTTCGCCACAATGAGGACTTCCACAGTTTGCGTAGAAGATAAAGAGCAAGTAAGAGGAAGTAAAGGTAGTGATTATTTAATCTTCACTGATAAAGGTGTGTTCAGGAACAGTGACACACTCCTGTCTTTCAAGTTTGACAGTTCGGACGTGTATGGAGAGTTAGCACGAGGGCAGTGTTATGACGTTAAACATAACTTCTTTCGCATCAGTGTACTAAGTCGGTATTCGAACATTATTAAAATAGAGAAATAACAAGCCCATGAGGAACATGCCTGCCTAATCAAGGGTGGGCGTTCTTATTCACTAAACACGCTTAGGCACCTGATACTACAAGGAGGTTACAGTGGCAGCAGTAGATTTATTTAAAGCTAATCAATGGAAGAAAGGACAGTCAGGTAACTTAAAAGGGAGACCAAAAGGAAGCCGCAACAAGTTCACAGTTAACACGCTGAAGAAGCTAGAGAAGATGTATGAAGACAACGCTTACCAGCATATAGACGTGCTTTATTCCATTGCTTTAGGTACACACCATTTATTCAAGAAGATGACAGAGACACAGGCTCTAGGGCACCAGCTAAAAGCTATTTCTATGTTATTAGATTTACTCGATAAGAATGTAGATCAAGAACCAGACAAGATTGAGCTTACTGACAGTGACAGAGCTTCGATGATCAAAGAACTAAAGGAGAAAGTTAATGACTTGTAGAGACACATCGCAAGAGAGTTATAACGTATTAGACGAGGCTGAGCCTTGTGACGTTCTGACACCATTGGTGACAGCTTCGCCAGAAGACAGCCCACTTAAGGAAGATGGTAGAGAGTGGTTCATTTGTCCTGCTTCAGACTTCTGGTTCAGCGATAAAGGAGAGGTTTATAGCACTAAGTACAAGAGGATCTTGAAGACCAGAGAGCTTCTCTATTGTGGTAAGCCCATACTTCGTAGTCAGCTAATTGGTCGTGTCTATTTACACAACAACAGACCAGATTTACTACCAGTGGTTATGAAACGTTGGTACGAGCTTAGCTTTGCTGACAGACCAGAGAAGTTCATCTGCTTAAACCTTTCAGAATGGTGTAGACAACATAGAAAAGACTACAACGAGATTTACAGAGCTATCACCAGAGGTAGCAACACTACCCAGTGGAAGGGAGAGATAGTATATGCAGATAGCATTCGACAACCAGTTATGGAAACAGATACCACGAACACGGTACATGATCAGTAGTGACGGGTGTATTAACTACAATGGCAGGATGTTCCACACTTACACATTAGATGGCATTAGATACACTGACTTAGTTATTAACAATAAATACATCACTTACCCTCTCTCATACCTCACAGCTTTAGCCTTTTGTCCCAACCCTAACAACTACACAACTTTGCTTATCAAGAATGGGCAGATGAATGACAGCATATTCACCAACCTAGAGTGGGTAGAGAAGCTCGCTGAAGGACAAGTAGGCTTTGAAACACACATGTATGACTACCACAGGATACAACCTCAACAATACGTCCACACAGGCTCTCCTAATGACTTAGAGAAGGCTTTTAGGAATGAAGTTGATCGGTATTACAAGAGCAAAGGAACTAAGGACAGAAGCACTCAGCAACTGGAGGAGCGATATGGCAAGTAAAGAACTATGGAAGCCTATTGAGGATTATGACTCCTATTTGATTAGCAACCATGGGCGGGTAATGAATACAGACACTGGGAACATCCTCAAACCGTATCAAAGTAAGTACAAGGTTAATGGGATAACTAGATACAGAGCGCCAGAAGTGACTTTGCATGATGGCAATGGTGGCAGGAAGAATATAAACGTTTCCACTATGGCTGCTAGGGTGTTTGGTGATGTATACGACAGTGGTTATGTATCTCGTACTTTGTCCTCTCTTTATTCACAGCGTAAGGCTATTGATGCAGAGATACGAAGACTAGAACAACTGAACAACCAAGGAGATTATTAATGACTAGTAGCTACGCTACGGCGAAACACAAGGAGGTGTTTAATGTCAAGTAATTCACACATCCCTGAAGGACACATTCAAGGAGACTGGAAATGGACACAAGGTGAATGGGTGTTCATTCATAAACAAGAACGTAACGCTGAAGAGGAGCGAGCTGCGAATATAGCCGCTTATTTGAGTAAGCACATGGCTTTATCTCACGCTACAAAGTTGAAGATCCCAGATAAGGAGGTTTAATGAAAGAAGAAGCTCCCATGGAATGGGACAACATAAGTAATGACACTCTTCTCTATCTCCTACAGCAAGTTGAAGAACTAGAACAATACAAACGCTATAACAAACTCCACTCGTTCAAACCCTATCCCTTCCAAGAAGACTTTTATAAATCTGGTGCTAATTACCAGCGTAGGTTCTTATGTGCAGCCAACCGTGTAGGCAAGAGCTTCAGTGCTGCTTACGAGATGGCTCTACATCTCACTGGTCAATATCCTGATTGGTGGAATGGTAAACGATTTGATAAACCAGTCTTAGCTTGGGCAGTTGGTATTACAGGCGATAGCACACGTAAGGTGTTACAGAAAGAACTGCTAGGAACAGTGGTGGCTAAAGATGAAGACGCTATTGGAACAGGAACTATCCCTCGTGATTGTCTCGATTTCAATTCACTGGAAAGAGAAGGAAACAAAGTAAAGGTTGTGCGTGTTAAACACGTATCTGGTGGATGGTCTACCTTGGAGTTTAGATCTACTCAGCAAGGCGAACACGTATTAATGGGTGCTACTGTTGATTACATCTGGCTCGATGAAGAGGATGCTTACAGAAGCCTAGAGATATTCTCACAATGCACAACACGAACCGCGACTACTAATGGACAGGTTGTTATTACAGCAACTCCAGAAAATGGTTTATCCCCACTGGTAAGGATGTTCCAAGATAATGAGAAAGGTTTGCTATACATGCAAAACGCTACTTGGAATGATGCCCCACATCTAGATGAAGACACTAAGAAAGAACTCTTAGCCTCTATCCCTTCCTACCAGCACGACATGCGTTCACGAGGTATTCCAGTCTTAGGTAGTGGTGCTGTATTTGGCTTTGACACTAGACACATCACTGTTAGTAATACAGCTATTAACTATGCTGACGATGTTCTATGGGCTATTGACATAGCTGGTAAAGGACGAGATGACACAGTGCTTACACTGGCTGTTAAGAAGCACGGTGAAGGTGTATTAGGCAAAGATAAGATAGTGGTCAAAGAGCAATATGTATTCAGTGACCAACAAGAGAAGAGTGCTGTTCACGTTGCTTCATTCATAGCACAACACCAATTCAAGAAAGCACCAATGATCACACCAGCAGATGCTGGAGGTGAGAGGGGCTATGCAGCAATCCTTAAAGACTTAGGGGTTAATGTTGCCTACAAGTGTTTTCACAACCCACTTAATACTACTGGTTTCAAGAATATTGGTAGTAGTCATTCAGCTTGTGTAGCAACAGGTATTCACTTGATGGAAGAAGACTTCCGTAGTGGAAACTTGAAGATAGATGATAGCTGCACTGACTTATTAAAAGAGATAACAACATACGCAAGACTTGAGAACGGGAAGTTCAGCCACTCTGACGTGATTGACTCCGCTAGGTATGCGTCTGTTTCACTGCTCGCTAACAGAGGGAAGTCTGTAAGTGAGTGTTTAACAACAACGCATGACTACTGGGAGGGTGGTCAGTTAAGCGTACCAATGTAAGGAGACAATGTATGTCAAACAAGAAAGGATCTAGGGAGCATTTAGGTGTTTCTGATGATCAAGTTTATGTGGCTGATAAGCCATTAGAGGAAACACGATCAAGTAAAGGCGAGACTGGTTCTGTTGATTTAATGAAAGACAATAAGACACCAAGTGAGATGCTTTACAAACTTTACAATCACGTACTTCACAACTTGAATAATGCTAATTTCCATAAAGAGGAACGTGTTAAGTACTATCAGGAGGCGTGGCAATATTATCTGTGTCAGCGTCCTCTGTATAACGTAACCAACTTAGCCACTGTTCAGAATAAAGACGTAGAGACAGTAGAGACTGAAAGTAACGCACCAGTAGCTCCCATTATCAGGGACATCAACGAGAGTGTTATGCCTAGTCTTCTTAATGTGTTCTGCGAGAACGAGAACAAAGCAGTGGTGTACAGAGCTACTAATAAGTTCGTAACTACACGAGTAGCTGACGCTGTTAATAACACCATTAATGAAATCTTCTTAAGACAGAATGATGGATACAAGTTACTTCAAGATGCGTTCTTAGATGCTCTGGTAACTGGTAATGGATTTAGTAAACAATCTATCCAAGAAGTAAGACACGAAGACGAGATTGAAATTATTGACTGGATGGAGATTAACAACCCTGTTCTGTTAGAGGCACTGGAAGAATATCCTGATACTGATTTGTCAGTGTTAGAGATGAAAGAAGAGAAGCCTACTGAGGAAGAACAGGAACTCGCCATGGAACTTATGGGTGAAGAGCTACAACCTGTTGTCTATGTAAAAGGTTTACTCCCTCTCTTACGTGTTGAAGACAGAGTAGTTATTGAGCGAGTGCCTTTTGGTGAGCTTTATGTAGACCCTGATGTGTATGAGATTGAAGACGCTCGTTACATTACTCAGCGTCACCGTATGACAGTGGGTGAAGCATGTGATATGGGCTTTGATCCTACAATCTTAGAGAGTGCTTCTACTATTGATACACTGGGTGAGACTACTACTTCTAACAAGAAGATTTTAACTCAGCACCAACACACTAACGAAGATGACAATATCGTATCTACTATTGATCCTATTGAGCGTCCTATCTACGTGTATGAAACCTACATGTATAGCTCTGCTTTAAACAACGAAGGCAAGAGTGTGTTGTATCAAATCTTCCACACTGAGAATGAGTTATTAAGTGTATGTGAAGCTGACTGCATTCCATATTGTAATGGTAAGCCTGAGAACATCACTGGTTCGTTCTGGGGTCACTCTATGCACGATAAATACAGACACATTCAAGATCATGTTACTCGTGCTAACAAGATTGAGATTGAAGCTGCTATTGGTCAGGTATTCCCTCGATATGAAGTTGTTAAAGGTTCTGTTGAATTGCGTGAAATGCTTAACTGGAAACCTTCAGGTGTGGTACAGACACAACTCCCTGGCTCTATCAACCCTATCTACTCTGGTGATGTACCTGCTACGTTTAAAGAGGTTACACAGCGTCTTATTGAGGATGCTTCTAAAGGCGAAGGTAAAGCTGCTGGTTTAGGACTAGAGAACAGCCTGAATAATGTAGCTGCTTCTACAGTGGCGTTTGCTGTTCAGAATGCTGAGCTTAAAGACAAAACCATTGCTAAGAGTTTTGCTAATACATTAATCAAGCCTATGTTTGAGCAGATTTATAAACTAATCCGAGACAATGACCTACCTCTTAAAGTTGGCGAGGGCGAAGAGCCTATCACTGGTAAGCAACTCCCTAAACGTTGTGAGTTCCATGTTGATATTAACACTGCCAATGATGATGCTCGTATCTCTGGTCAATTAATGAATGTACTGGCTAATGAAGCAGATAGAAAAGATACATTAATGGATGCCCAACAGCGCTATAACGTGTATGAACACATGCTAAACAGCTCTGGTGTTGTTGGTGTTGATAAATACTTAACCAACCCTGAGACAAACCAACCAAGTGAAGAAGAGGTTCTTAAACAAGAACTCACTGAAGCTTATAATGCCCAGATGGCAGCTATTGCCAAAGAGAAAGGTATTGCTGATCTAAATCTTACTGCTATCAAGATAACTGAAGTAGAAAACAACATTAAAGTGGCTAACAGTGAGTTGGCTATCAAAGCTGTGGAAAGCGGTAGTAAAGAAGCTGAAGCAGCTGTCGAGGGTGCTTATAAAGCTACAGAGCTGGAACTACGTAAAGATGCTGCTAAGTTGGACGCCCAGATGACGTATGACACTGGACAACAGCAATCTGTCGCAGGCTTTCCAAGCTAATAAACAATTCTGGCAATAGATGATAGTGGAGCCTTGAGGCTGGGGAGCCTCTGATTGGTTTCTGTGGGGCTGTGAAGCTATCTATCTACCCACATAACGCGCTTCTGTGTGCATGAACGGGACTAACCACCCACAAACAGTAAAAGCACGCACGTACAACCGCGTATATCCCTTTGGCGCAGTGCCCTAGTAGGTAGGTATTAAAAGACGCGCCAAACACCTCTACAACCCGCATTATACGGGCACTCATTTAGCCCAATGAATAGGCATGTTCAGTGTATTAAAAGAAGACAGCATACCTATCTATTCTTAATGTTTCCAAAGGACAGGAAGCACCTTAAAACAAGGAGAACAAATATGTTATTAACAGAGCATAAGCAGAACGACTTAATGCAACGTTATGCAATAGCGGTAGCCGTAGTTGCTCCCTACATGAAAGACATAGTTGAAGTACACAAGAACGCTATCAAAGATAAATTCCCTCACGTAGTGGAAAACAACGAGTTTAAGAAACTTCAAACTAAATACAAATTCTTAGATGAATTACAGAACACAATCCACAACGAAGCTGTAAAGCAGGAGGAAATTTAATATGCAACTAGATCCAACATTAAACGCAGGCTTTGAAGCCGCTGAACAAGACTTAGACACATCAATGGTAATTGAAGATTTAACAACAGCAGACAACATGCTGATTGATACAGATGATTTTGACATCTTTGAGAACCTAGATGATTTATTAGTGGAAGGTAGTTCTTCTAACCCTGATAAATACACATTGGAAGATGTGGAAGACCCAACTCAAGATGAGAATGGATATGACAAGATTGAAGACGATGAAGATACTCCTGAAGCTGAAGAAGTGGATGAAGAAGAAACAGAGGAGTACGAAGAGGAAGTGCCTAAGTTAAGTGGTGATGCTTTAGAACAATTTGAGAAGCTGAATGAAAGCTTTGATGACCTCCCAGATGACTTTATGTTCTCAGTGGGATCTCAGTCTATCTCTAAAGCTGATCTAACTGACGCTGTAGCCAATAAACAAGAAGTAGTTACAGAGAAGCAACGACTAGAAGAATACAAAGGACGCTTCAAAACCTTTGACCAAGTGGCTAAGCATTTGTTTATGACCAGTGCTACAGAAGCTGATTTAGTTATTAGCCAAGCTGAAAGCATTCTCTCTAACCATGCTTTACCACAAGAAGAGCGCCTTAAAGCACATGATGCTTTACAGAAAGCTAACGCTCGTAAGCAACACATTATTCAAGAAGCTGATAAGTATGAAGCTGCTAAGAAGCAACGAAATGAAGAAGCAGTTCAACAACACATTACAGCACTGGAAACTGATCTAAGCCGTAAGTACAAAAAAGACACCATTAAAGAAGTAGGTGAGTACATGGCTTTGAATGGTTTAGATGTCAGGGATAATGATAGCGCTATGTTAGTTAATGCTCGTATGTTTGAAGTGTTTAAGAAAGCTAAATACTTTGACGAGAAAATGAGTAAGAGCAGTGACAGTGTTAAAGCTGTTACTAAGCAAACTAAATCCCCTAAAACATCTTCACGTAAGCAAGTGACCAAGACCAACAAGGCTAAATTAGAAGCTTTGATGGACAAGGGTGCTACTGGCAACGTTGAGTTGTTTAACGCATTAGAGGACTAGCAAAGAAAATTGTTAGCTCTCTAATAAGAAGAGGCTTCCTCCAATGGAGAAATGAAGGGAAGTCGCTCTTACCCGTGGTAGTGACTAGCCTCAAGTACACCACGTTATAGAGCAAATAGATGAATACGTGTGTAAATGACAACACATAAAGAGGAACGCTCAAGAGGAGACTATTTAAGCCCACTATTACGTGGGTATTTTTATGAGGAAATAAATTATGACAATTATAAGTAAATGGAGCGGCATTGCTTCCAATCCTGACCACACTAAGAAGTTCTTTGGAGGTGGTGATAGTAAACCTAAAGGCTATAACCCTTGGCTAGGTGCTGGTGGTGCTGACCAAGACAGGCGTCTAGGTGAAGCTATTCGTGATATGCCAGACATGGGCAGGTTCGATCCTGTTAACAGTGATGAACTGATTAAAGCTATCCGTGAAGGTGGTGCTAATCGTGACGCACTGAATGAATGGCTAATCAACTCAGGATCAGCTCCCATCTCAGCAGAGGATATTAATAAGACAGCTGGTGGTCTTTATGATCCACGTATTGCTGACAGTATTGCTGACCAAACTAATCGCACTATCGCTGAGAATAGAGGAATGATTGACCAAGCTAGTTCTTTCACTGGTAACACTGGTAGTCGTGCTGGTATCGCTTCTGGTATTGCCACAGGTGAAGCTATGAATGCTGGCAACATGGCTCTATTAGACTATCAACGAGGCTTACAGCGTGATGCTATGGGCATTGTCAGTGGTGATAGAGATAGACAACTAGGCATTGCTGACCGTATTGGTGATGGTCTTGACGATGCTGCTCGTAGAGCTGAATGGATTAGAGACATTGAACGAGGTGATATGGATGCTAATCGTATGGCTGAGCTATTGAACACAAGAGCTGGTCAAGAGCTATTACGTTCATGGCTATTACAAGCTGGTACTGGTGGTAGTGGCATTAGTTCAGAAGCACGTGGATAAGGAGGAAGTATGAGTGTATTAAGACAAGGCGCTTATGGTGCCTCCTCAGTGGAAAACCAAGACGATTTCTTTAACAAGATGACCCAATACAGACAAGCCTCTTTTGGTATGGCTACTCCTTCATTTGAAGACGCCATGAGTGGCAGTGCTTTGAAGCAAGGTGCTGGTGTTGTTGATTACAACCAACAAGCTATGAGTGATCCACGTATGGATATGCGTGACCCTGAATACGTGAAAACAGCTGAACAAGCAGCAGCAGGTGATGCTGGTGAACCTACAGCTAAACCACAAGCTATTGGTGTTGGTGGTGCTATTGCCATTAACGCAGCTAGTAGCATTATTGGCAGTTTATTAAGCGGTGGTGGTAGTTCTCGTGTTACTCATACACAAGCTCCTCCAACACACAGCTATAGCATTTTACGAGACGCTATGAAGACAGCAGCAGGGAGGGGTTAATTATGTCTATTGAACAAATCTTATCCACCATTCCTATGTCTCATGTCCCTGAAGTAAATCAACTAATAGCTGAACAGAGACAACGCTTAGGACTGGAACCTGCTGGACAACCTTCTCCATTCTCTCCTATGCCAGAGATGCCTGTTATGGCTCCTGAGCAACAACAAGAAGTAGATTGGATGGCACCAGTAGGTGAAGGAATGTTACAAGTTCAACCTCCACGTGAGTTAGCTCGTATTGATGATATGGGTAAAGCTAAACAAGTAGATGAATGGGCTAACAATCCTAAATACAAGAACGCGATAGATGGCATTGTGAAAATTGCTAAAACTATTGCTGAACAAGTTAATGATCCTTTTACTCCGTACTCTATTGAGAATGGTCAAGAGGATATGAATAACCACATCATTGAAACCCTGATGAAAGGAGGTGAGTAATGGCTTATCCACAAAACGTATCAAGTCTATTAATGCCTGAACAAGATCAGGTTGTTTTAGAGATGAATGACGCTAAAAGACGAGAAGAAGAGAGACGTAGACAGCAATACCAAAATAACATGGGTATTGATGCGCCTTTGATTGGCAGTAACTTACCTAGTGAGATTACAGGACAAGGAACACCTCGTAATGTTAATTCACAATTCACACACCAGCCTCAACAAGAAGTTGATCCGTGGAAAGCTACTCGTGAAGGTTTTGACAGAATACTACCTAATCGTTTGTATCCATATGAAGGCAATGTTAGACAATCAGCACAAGAAGATTTAAGCCCATCAGAGATGACAGAGCTTGGCCTTTTAGCAACAGAGCCTAATGTACCTGAACAACCTGCTCAGAAGACCACAGATGTAGTTACAGACACAGGTGAACAGAAGCAAGTAGGTGATGGAAGTCCCACACAAGATGACACTGCTACAGCTCACAGTATGATTACTTCCTCTCCTGAAACTCAGCGAGATATGGACTTAGCTAAAGCTCAGAAAGTTACTGCTGGTATGTCAGGTGCTCCACAATACCAATTTGAAGAATACAGTGATAATGGCTCATGGCAGGCTGGTCTTCTCTCAGCGGGTATGGTTATCCTCACTGCTGCTTTAGCTGGAGCAGAGGGTGAAGACATGCAACGTGCTATTGCTGGTGCTGCTGCTGCTGGTTTCAGTACATTCGGTGAATATGAAGGTATTCGTGAACGCTCTAAGAACCGCGCTGCTCTACAAGCTCAAGGCTATGCTGATAAAGACATTGCTGCTTGGGAACGTAGTGGTGAAGCTGATGACCTTATTGCCACAATGCGTGAGAACCAATTCCTTAAACCTGACCAAGAACAGAAGCGATACTTCAAAGAAGGTGAAATCAACCCTGTCACTGGTGAGAAGATGAGTGAAGGTAATTACACACGTAACACTACTTATGATCGTATGGGTAATCCTACTTATGGTGACTGGACTTACCAAGGTGATCCTTTAGCTCCTCAGAAGATGGCTGTTGAAATAAAAGCACAGGAACGCAGAGATGCTGAACAAGCTGCTGCTGAAGCTGCTGCTGTCCAAGCTGACCAAGAAGCTCTCACTTCTCATATGGCTGCTGAAGATGTACTAGGTGTTATCAATCAAATTGGTGAAGATGATATTGCTAATGCTGGTGGTTATTCATCTATGGGCGGTTACTGGTCTACAAGCTCTCGTGGTAGTGAAGCACTGTTTAACCAATTAGGCTCTAAGCAATTCTTAGAAGGTATTGAAGCCATGCGTGGTATGGGTGCTTTATCTGACAAGGAAGGCTCTAAGATTAGTGGCGCTGCTAACGCCTTAATTGACCCTAACACTGGCACATTACGTACTGGACTACCTGAAAACTTCATCAGAGAGCAGTTAAACATTATGCGCACTTCTTCTAAGAAGATGCAGTATTTAGCTAATTATAAATCACAGTTTGGTAGAGAACCTTCTAAGGCAGAATATCACGCTATTAGTCGTCAGTTTGATCAAGAGCAAAATGCTAATGATCCTTTGGGCATCAGATAGGAGGTAGTTAATGAATATTGCTGAAATAAGAAAGAACTATCCCGCTTATGGTGATCTGACTGATGATGCTTTAGCTCGTGCCTTACATCGTAAGAATTACAGTGATATGTCTTTTGAAGACTTCTCTGAACGTATTGGACACAATCCATACTCAATAGGAGACACTGTTAGGTCTGCTGCTCAGGGTTTGACTTTCGGATTTGGTGATGAAATCGAGGCTGGCGTAAAGTCAGCTTTCGGTGACAACACTTATGAAGAAGAAGTTGATGCTATCCGTAAACGTATGGGTGAGTATTCACAAGATAACCCATGGGAAGCTGGTATCTCTGAGGTAGTTGGCAGTGCTCCTCTTATGTTAATACCAGGAGTGGGCTGGGCTAAGAACGCCTCTACAGCGTCAAAGCTAGGTAAGTTAGCTGGTGAAGGTGCTGGTTATGGTGCTGCTTATGGTGCTGGTACTTCTGAGGCTAACCCATTAGACGCTCCAGTGGACTTCATTACAGACGTAGGCACAGGTGCAGGTGTTGGTGCTGTAGCCTCTCCTGTTGGCTATGGCATTGGTAAGAAGATAGGTGATGCTATTACACCTGACAAAATGCCAATAAACAAGCTCAAGCATGAACAAAACTACAACATAGATCCCTCACTAGCTGACATCTCTCCAACACTGGGTAAGGTGTCTGGTGTGTTAGATGAAACAACAGGTGGTCTATCAGCTTCGAAAGGGCGTGCTGGCAGAGATGAAAGTACATCTAAAGAGCGTTTAGATAATCTCGGAAGCCTTAAAAGTGCTGAAGAGGTTGGTGACTTCTTTATTAACAATCATAAAAACTGGCTGAAAGGCAATGAGAAAGACTTTGAAGAAGCTTATGGGTTTTTCAATAAGAAGATTGGCGCAGACACGGAACCAGCTGACACTTCTTCTACTGTTAAAATGCTTGAAGGTAGCAGGAAAAGCTTGAGCGCAATGGCAGATGTGTTAACTCCTACTTCTTACAAGAAGATTGAGAAAGTGCTGAAAGGTGAAAAGCCTATGGAATTAAAAGCCATGATCGAGTTTCGTTCTGATGTAGGTCATGGAATTAAATCCGAGAAGCTAGGCTCTGATGATGTACGTCAAGGGAAGTTAAAGAATTTGTATAGTGCTTTGACTGAAGATATAGACGCTACTGTCAAGAGGCTTGCTGGTAAAGATGGCTATGATGATTATGTAGCACTGAATGATAGATACAAAGAGTTCTTAGATGTTCAAAACGATGTACGAGATCTTTACAACAAAAGAGGTAAAACTGTAAAAGGTTCAGAGTTTGTTGAAGCTGTTCGTCTTGCTTACCAAAAAGCACCTGAAAGGCTTCGTCCATACTGGGAATCATTATTCGAACACACACCTAATTACCGAGCAAACAAAGAAGCCCTAGATGATGCTGGTGAGTCTCTGATTCGTCAATTTGCGTTTAAAGGTAAAGACATAGATCCTATCCACTTTGCAGAACGCTATGGCATTGCTGATAGGAAGAAAGCAGATGTTGTTACAGAAAAGCCGCATATCTACTTATCTGACACTCTAGATGAGATAGAGAGGTCATTAACAAACCAAGCTTTATATAAGGACTATGTCAACAGTCCTGTTAGTGATTTCATCTCATCTCCAGAGAGAGCTAGAGAAGTAATAGGTGCTGTGAAGACAGCACAGAGAGCTAGTGATAGCGCTGACAAAGCAAGTATGGTGGGTCATGGTTTGTCATCTGGTTTACCTGCCATTGTGGACGTTGGCTCAGTGGTAGGTGGTTCTCTTCCTATTGCTACTGTTATCTCTTTGGTTAGTACATACGGGATAAATCGTGCCCTTAACTCTCCTAGAGTTGGCAAGCAAGTGTTAAAAGCGGTTGATGCGTTAGCTAAGCTTCCACCTGAGATGCTATCCCCTGAACAGGCTCAATTGCTTTATATAATCACAGCTCAACAGATGGTAGGCAACCAAGCACAGGAGGTGAACAATGAGTAATAGTTGGGCACCTATGGACACTCCTCTACAGCAGAAGTTCTGGGCTTCAGAGGATAAATGGAATACAGCCAGAGCCATTATTGCTTCCTCTGTAAATGAAATTGATGCTATGCACAATCTAAGACGTAAGCATGATGGTAGTAGATGGAGCACTAATACACAGCGTAGGCGTATATTGAATGCTTTTAAAGCACACATTAACAAGCCTTCCTTTGTAGGTGTTCCCTTCCGTGGTGATGGCAGTTATCCAGCGTTTGATGTTCCTTGGTGGTTAGATCCTGAATGGATTGGTTCATCTGGAGTAGAGACAGGTAACACTATCACTGTAGGAGAAGGCTCTAATGGAACAACAGGCCAGCTTGGCTGGAGAGGTACTAGCTTTGGTTCTATTAATACAGCTGCTCCGTATTTCAACGATAGGTTATGGGGTGATGGAACTGACAACCTACGTCTAACAGACATCTATGTGAATGCCACAGATACTTTCTACTGGAACACTCTCTCGTGGAATGTAGAAGGCAAAGCTGATGGCTCTAATAACGTAGACATTGAAGTTAGGATAGTTGGTTTTAACAATGACCAATGGATACGCATGGACGGCAACAATACACAGTTCATTGATGGTTTCTATATTGTCAGTGATTTAACTGGTATTACACAGTTCTTCCAATCCCGTATTGGTCAAGAGATTGTAGTTCAGGCTCGTACATTAGGCGCTACTGCTAACCACTGGAACACTATTAATATTACTCCTAATGGCAACGGTGTTGTCACTGATAATGGCTATACAAACGCCTCAGTGGATGCTGGTGGGTGGATGTGGAACATTGGTACATCAAGTCCATTACAGCCTATTGCTGGTCGTTCCTTTGTATTCAAATACAGAGATTTCACAAGAACTGGCACAGGTAATGTTAACTTCAGGCTACAAGGTGAAGGACAGACAGATGTTGTTGATGGCTGGACACCTATTGAGGGAGATAGCAGCTTCAACAGTCAGGTTATCAGTGTTCCTGTTGGTTATGATCGTATTCAGTTACGCATTGGTTCAGCTAACACAGATGTGAGCTTTGATGCTTGTTTGATTGAGACCAGCTGAAGCTAATTGCTTAGACAGGAACAAGAGAGCACTCGTAAGGGTGCTTTCTTATTTCAAGGAGGAGAACAAATGTATAACCCAAGAGCAACCTACGAGGCAATGCTAGGAAGACCCATTGAAGATGATGAATGGGAAGTGTTTCTTAGTCACCAAAATGAAATAGCTAAGAAGCAAAGTGAAGCTGGTACTAAAGCACACGAAGTGATATTTGCCACTCAAGAGGAAAAACTAAAGGAAGCTGAAGCTGAACACTTAGAAATCAACAAAGAGTTCTATAAACGACTTGAAGAGCGTAATGCTTTAGCTGAGAAAGAAGAAGCTGAATTAGAGGCAATGAGAGAGGCTAGATACGCTGAAACTATGGCTGAACATGCTGAGCTATCTAAACAAGCTTCAGAGGAATACTGGGCTAATAGAGAGCGTGAGAGAGCTGAAAGCCATAAGCGTTATGTTGAAGCACAAGAGCGTGAACAAGCTGCTAAAGAGAAGGCTAAAGAGGAAGCAGTGAAGATAGCTGAGCATAGACGTAAGCATGGCATTAAAACAGGGACGGAGAAGGCAGCGTATGCGGCTAATGCTGATAAGCGCCTTAAATGGGAACAGAGGTTTGATGAGAATTGGCACTATGCTGGTGTTGAATTGTTTACTTGGAAATCTGAAGAACCTTTCCCTTTATGCCCACACAATATTGATAACTACAAGAATGTTGAGTGGGAACAGAGGGTGAGTGATGCCCTAAATAAACTAAAGAACATGGAGGTTAATAATGAGTTTAATTGAAACTAAAACCCACATCGAGCAATACACCACAGTGCCTACTTACAGCTCGTTAGTAGAAGTGGTTAAAACGTATCTCAACCGTAAAGACGTAGACACGGTGAATACAATTCCATTCTTCATTAACGCAGCGGAGAAAACTATCTTACGTAATCTTCGTATGCCTTCGATGGAGAAGCTGGTTAGGTTGTCACTAAGAGAGCATGGCACAGAAGATGAATACTACTTCTTAATGCCTGCTGACTATTTAGAAATGAAGCAGATTTACACAGAAGGTGGACACTTAGAGCGTATCCCATTTGAACAGATGTATAACACTGAGGCTAAGTCTTTAGATCAGAGTGAGATCTATTCAACTGGTGATTTCTCTCGTCCTGCTGGCTACTTTGCTGTTGTAGCTAATCGTGTTTATGTACGAGGTAATATTGAGCCAACTACTAACATCTTCCTGAACTACTACAAAGATATTCCTGAGATTAACGAGGATACTCAAAGCAACGTGTTATTAGATTTAGCACCAGATGCTTTCGTGTTCTTGGCAGTGGCTGAGGGATGGAAGTTCTTACAGGAAGAAGACAAGGCTCGCCAATGGGAGCAACAAGGCTTTAACCGATTAGCAGCTATCACACAACAGGTCAAAGATGCTGAGTGGAGTGGTAGTAGCATGTCTATAAAGCCTGCGTTCTAATGAACTTGGATTAGGGAAGAATGAAGTATAGCGGAGGGACGTTCTATGAAACAACAACAAAACAATATAACAAATGTTGAGATAACAGATAGCGTCTGCGAGGAAACTATACGCCTTCTTAAACCTAAATTGGCTCTGTTTGACTACATCACTGAACAAACATTCAAAGACAAATTGAAGAGTGGTGCTTATAAACTTGTCTCTATCCATGGGTTCTTAGTGTTCTTGGAGTACATTGTTTATGAGACTGGTCTGAAAGTGATGGAAGTGAATGTCATTAATAGCGATCAAGATGTGAACAACACGCCCGATGTTATGAGAGAAGCCTTAGCTGCGGTTGAGGATTATTGTTCTCAGTGGGAAGTAGACAGGTTTGTCTTGGATGGTAGGACAGGATGGAAGCGTGTGTTCCCTGATTACTCAGTGGAGAAAACCATACTATCTAAAAATCGAATACGATCTAATTATTAACTAAAAGCAGTGTTGTTTAAACTATTGCTAAACTAATTGAACGAGGTAAAAATTATGGATATTGACACATTTGAAACACAACTATCTGACGCGCTAAGCCACGCAGACCATGTTATTAACAATTTACACGAAGGTGATGTAGATAGCGCCAAGGCTCACTTAGCTTCTGTTGTCGATGATGTTAAAGACTTGATTGCTGACTTAGAAATGAGTGAGAATGGCAAGCAAGTTGGGTAATACGCCCATAGGTGTTTATCCCTTGTAATACTGATAGTTACAAAGACCCATAGGTGTTAAACCCAAGGGCTATAGGTGTTAAACGGTGAAGTAAGTAAACGAAGTATAAAACGAAGTTTACAGCGCTACGCTAGTAGGGCTTTAAACGCCCTACGCGCTAGCTTGGAAGAGAACACTGAAAAGAAGAAAGAGAGTGAATATCAACTCCCATAACTCTAAGCAGCCATGTTAATCATCGGACACTATCTTCTTCAGTGTACATCTTCTAATACCAACTAGCGTCTTTCACCCAACGCGTTTTACACCCACAGTATTAATATTGACGCTTGTTATGCAAGCTATTTAGTCTAACATGCCTGCTAAACTTGTGGCGTCATGCTTGGTGTACCTCATTAACATTCTCATATCTTTGTGCCCAGACACACCCGCCACTAAAGCATGATCCATTCCTTTCATTATCAAGCTACTTATCCTCCAATGTCTCAGGCTATGGAGAACAAACATATCAAGTCCCACTTCATCAGCTGCCTTCCTAACTTGCTTACTTATCCTCTGTGGATTTACAGCAAACAAAATTCCTCTCCCATTACTGAGTTCCTTCTCAACTATCTCAATCGCTTTCTTATTCAATGGCACTTTTCTACTCGTTCCATTCTTGGTGTCGAATAGTTGAATATACTTCTTAGCCAAGTTCACATTAGTACGATGTATGAACACAGCTTCACTTCGTCTCATTCCTGTTTCCTTTAGCAACATAGCCACAGGTTTAACATCATCAGGTAGTAGACTAAACACTCTGCTTATCTCTGCTTCAGTGGGGATGTATTCGCGCCTAACGTCACTGGAGGGTGTCCTGACGTGTTCAAACACATTAGGAAGGGGTAAGCCCATGTCACGTCTTAACCAGTTCCAGAAGCGCTGTAAGGCTCCCACATCACTCTTAACTGTGGCATCACTCACTTGCTTTTGACGCTGAGTAATAAACCACCTAACATCCTCTGAGGTGAAGTCCTTTAATGGAACACACCCAAAGAAATGCTTAATGGATTTGTATTGGTATTGGTAGGTGTGTCTATAGCCCTTCTGGTGTTGAGCTACTTCTTCTTCGTAAAGTTCTATTGAATGGTTTAGTTGAGCGTAAATAGAGATGTTCAT